CAGTTCCGTGAAAACCTCGAACCAGAAAAACCCCACCAGTCGGAGAAAGAATTTTGGCATTACGAAGGGCAAGTTTTTGAGGTTACTTACGAACCTGAGCTCAACCGTCACGACAAGCGGTATTACTACGTTGATAACTGTGGTGATGACGTTCGTTTTTGTGACTTTAAGCTGGTAGTTCTAACACCAGAACAGAAAGGTGCTGTACAATGCCTGTATGAAAGCTTTGGTGGGACTCGGACAGACACAGGACACCTTATGCTCAATGAGCGTATCGGTTTGATCTATGGTGACTCTATCACTCTGCAACGTTGCGAGGATATTTGCCAACGTCTTGCTGACAAAGGCTTTGCATCCGGTAATGTTGTGTTTGGTATTGGTAGTTACACTTACCAGTACAACACTCGTGATACTATTGGTGCTGCTATGAAAGCTACCTACGGTGTTATCAACGGAGAGGGTGTTGAGATCTTCAAAGATCCTAAGACTGACTCAGGTGAGAAAAAGAGTGCAAAAGGTTTGTTGCATGTTGAATCTCAATACCCAAGTGGTCGCCTTGTGTTAAAAGATCAAAGTAATTGGTCTGTAATCCGCAGTGGTGCTAACGTGATGCGTACAGTTTTTCACGATGGTCGCTTGACAGATGAAGAAGATCTCGCTACCATTCGTAATCGAGCTAGAGGCTAAGGAGGTATTATGACAGCACAAGAACTAGGGGATGCAATCAACCTGCTAACTGAAGATCAACTCAAGCTTGAGGTTCGCATAGACGCTGATCACGGTCAGACAGCTATGGCTGCTAACTTTGCTGGTCCCGGCCTTATTTATGAGGACGAGTACATGGCAGAGACCGTAGCTGAGGGTGATGAGGAAGATGATCACGTTGCTGTATTTCTACTAACCGACTAAGGAGTAAATGTGAGTAAGATTGAGGGGGTTACTTTTAAAACAAACCTCCCCTGCCCAAAAGAGGGTTGCGGTTCTTCGGACGCCGTGACTCTCTACAAAAAAGTAGACCATAAAGGTAATGAATATCTCGACGGATTTTGTTTTTCATGTCAAAACCATGTGAACTCAAAGACTGTCGAGACCTTTTATGGTGAAGATTTTGATGGAGGGGAATTCAATAACTTTGAAGAAGAGGTAGATGATATTGTGCTAGAAAAGCTTGAAGATATTTTACAGTTAGAGTGCCGTGGAGAACGGAAGCGTAAGCTAAAAATTCCAGTCAATGAAATGTACGGTGTACGTACAGAATTCGATACAACAGGCAAGGCAGTTAAACGGTACTATCCCGGCCATGTGGATGGCACCATCACAGGTTATAAAACCAGAGACCTCACTGTACCAAAGAAAGATAAAAGACACTTCTCCGCTATTGGTAGCATTAAAAACACTAATCAGTTATTTGGTCAGCACCTATACGCTAAGGGCGGTAAGTTTCTGATCATTGTTGGTGGTGAAGAAGATGCACTGGCAATGAAGCAAACGATGAAAGACAAAAACCCAAAGTTTGATACTCCGGTAGTCTCTCCACTAACAGGAGAACCTTCCCTTGATAGACAAATTAAAGAAAACTACGAGTGGGTGACTTCATTTGATTGTGTTATTCTAATGCTCGATGCAGATGAAGCTGGTAGGATTGCAATGGAAAAGGCAGCAAAGCTTCTAAAACCGGGGCAAGGCTTTATTGCAGACCTTGGTTTGATAAGCGGTCTCAAAGACCCTTGTGATTACGTCAAGGCAGGTCGGGAAAATGACCTGTACCAATGCTTCTGGAATGCCTACAACACAGGTAAGTACACACCAGCAGGCGTTGTAGGTAGCAGCCAGACATACGATGCACTGATGGAACGTGCGACTTGGGTTAAACTACCCCTTCCGGACTTTGCAAAACAACTCCAGCAAATGATGAATGGTGGCTTTGCTTTTGGTGAGATCATAAATATCGTAGCAGCAAGTTCTGTTGGTAAGACGACTGTTGTTAATGAGTTCCTATATCACTTCGTATTTAACTCAGAGCACAAGATTGGTGTCATCCCATTAGAAAGCGATATGGGTGAGTTGATTGAGAACCTTGTGAGTGTACACCTTGGAGTCAAGCTTGCCAACATGGATGATGAGGAAAAGATTGAACTATACAAAACCAAAGAGTTTAGAAAAGCTTACGATGAACTAACAAAACTTCCTAATGGAGAGGACAGGTTTATTATCCTAGACCATCAGGGCGATGTGTGTGACGAAGATCTTAAGAATAAGATTGAATACATGGTAAAAGCTACCGGATGCAGAGGAATAATTCTTGACCCACTAACACTGGCCTTAAGTGGCAAAGGAAACGAGGGGATGGATGAATTTATGTCATGGCTCTTGCGCTTTACTAAACGTGAACAAATTATTCACATCAACGTAGCTCATGTACGTAAGAGTGGTTCTGGATCTCAGGCTAATTCTACTGGTGCAGACATCCACGAAGAGGATATCAAAGGTTCAGGGTCTATTTTCCAAGTAGGTATGATCAACATCCTGCTAATGCGTGATAAGGAGCACACAGACCCTCGTGTAAGGAACACAACTAAGGTTGTTGTTAGTAAGGCCAGACGTACAGGTAACACAGGGCCAGCAGGCTTCTGGTACTACGATGGCACCAAGGCACGACTTGAGGTTGGATCAGATCCTGAAGGTGATTATACAGATGATGAACAAGATTTTGGAAGTCTTGGGGCATATACTCAAGATAATTTAGACGATAAGGCAGCGTACTGAGGTCGCTGTTTAATCCTAAAACAACTAGAAAAACTAGGAGTTATTATGGAGATAGTATTTGACATTGAGGCCACCGGCCTCTTAGACACTGGCAGCATAGAGTATAAGAAATATCCTTTTAAGTTGAAGCCAACATTTCAAGTTCATTGTATTGTTGCAAAAGACTTAAGCAACAAGGGTATGATATATAGCTTTACACCAGAAAACCTGTGGGATTTTCCCCACTTTTTTAAAAAAGCAACAAAGGTAGTTGGGCATAACATCATTGATTACGACTTGATGGTTGTTGAGTTGTTCTTTGGTCTTAAGTTTGATGTTGATCCTTTCACTATTGATGGCAAGGAAGTTGAAGTTTGTGACACACTTGTTCTCAGTAAGCTTCTAAATCCTGATCGCTCAGGTGGTCACGGTCTAGCGGCATGGGGCGAACGACTCTCTTTCTACAAGGATGACTTTGGCAAGCACACAGACTGGTCAGAGTATTCTGAGAGGATGCGGTCGTATTGTGTTCAAGACGTTCACCTAAACCACAAAGTCTATGCACATCTTATGCTGCAAGAGTGGCGTAACTGGAACTGGAAAGAGGCTTTCTGGTTAGAACAGACTTGCAGGCACTACATTACAGTGCAGAGTCACTTTGGATTTCAATTTGATTCTACCCTTGCTACATGGTGCGTTGGTGATCTGACACAGAAGATGGGAGATATCGAGAAAAAGATTGAACCACTACTGCCAAGTAAGAAAATGACCAAAGGATCTGCAAAGGAATTTACACCACCTAAGATACAGGTGAAAAAGAACGGTGATCTTTCAGCGCACATGCAGAACTTTGTTGCCAAGCATTCACTAGAGTGCAAGCAAGACGAGTACGGTGATTGGGTTTTAATTGGATATGGAAGGCGCTGGACCCTACCTATGGGTCAGGAGCCAATCTTCGATACAGAGCCTATGAAGCTTGCTGATCAGGATGCTATTAAGCAGTACCTAATGAGTCAAGGTTGGGAGCCAACAGCATGGAAAGAGAAAGACTTAACGATTAACACAAAGAAGCAGAAGCTTAGTGATGAAAAGTATCAGATAGCTGTTGATCGTTACATAGACCAGACAGTTAATGGTGAGTACTTTTCTGCGAGAATTGATCACCTTAAGATTAATGCAGGCGAGTTACGTAGAAAGCTTACGGATCATAATAGAAAAAGACCTTTGCGTGTCTTGTCTACACCTTCCTTTACTTCAGGGCAGGAGAAAAAGATCTGTAGCAATCTCGTAGCATTGGGTGCAAAGTTTGATTGGATCGCTGATCTTGTTTTATGGCTGACTTATAGACACAGGAAGAATTCTATTCAATCAGATAAAGGTACTGGTTGGTTGAATGAAGATCGGATTCTGGATGATGGTCGTATAAGCACACCAGCAGACACACTGGGGACAAACACATTCAGGTATACACACAAGAGTGTTGCAAACGTACCTAGAGCTACAAGCACGTATGGTGGCTACATGAGAGCATTGTTTGGTGTACCCGAAGGTCAGTATCAGATTGGCTCGGATGCCGCCGGACTTGAGGCTCGTGTTGAGGCTCACTTTACAAGACAGTTTGAAGGTGGTGAAGATTATGCTAAAAGTCTTATCTCTGAAAAGCCAAACGACATCCACTGCTACTCAGAGGATACTGAAATACTAACACAAAGGGGTTGGAGAACTTTCGGTGAGCTTGGGAGACAAGATCAAGTAGCTCAGTGGGATTCTGGGGTGATAAGTATGGTTGAGCCGCGAGAAGTTGTCTGGCAAGACTATGAAGGAGACATGGTACGCATTCTGGGGAGAGATACCGACCAACTACTCACACCGAATCACCGAGTACTTTTAGTTCAAGATCGATCGGGAGTTCAGAGGGTTGTGCGAGCGGAAGACTTTAAGCAAAACAGTTCAACCCGAGTGCCCGTTGCGGGGGATTATACCCCAACGAACTCAGGCTTCAGTTGTGATATGGCGAAGCTTCTGGTTGCTGTGCAATCTGATGGGAGCCTGTCTAAAGATTGTGCCGCAATTAAATTCTCTTTTGTGAAGAAGAGAAAGAGAGTTCAGTTACTAAAATTGTTAGACGCTTGTAATATGAGTTACACAGAGGCAACACACAACCGGGGAGGTAGAGACGAGTTGATTGTAAGAATACCTGCGAGGTGTGGGAGGGAGATACGAGAGCACTTAAAGTGGGGTAAAGAAATCCAACTAGAGACCTTACTTAAACTGTCTGGAAGTGAGTTACGGCAGGTGTTTGAAGAGGTCTTTAAGTGGGATGGATGGGTCTCTGCAAACGGCAACAATGCCCTCTTAGATCAAACAAGCGAGTCTATGCGGGATTTAGTCGTAACTATAGGTAGCCTACTTGGCTATAAGGTGTCAAGCAATACTTACAAGAAAGAGTCAGCATTCGGTTCATGCACTATTTTTAGAGCTTGTGTTAGCCTCAAGACCAAGCCTTGGATTGGAACGTATAGCCTTCACAAGGAAGTAGAAACATACTCTGGTAAGATTGGGTGCGTTTCAGTCCCTAGTGGTTTTGTCGTTGTCCGTAGAAACGGTAAGGTGTTTATCTCAGGAAATACAGTTACCGCTGCAAAGATGGGTGTTGATAGGGATGTAGCCAAAAAAACTAAATACGGAATTACTTACGGGGCTCAGGTTAAAAAAATAGCTAAGATGCTTGGTATATCTTTAGAGGAAGCTGAAAAGATCTTCAAAGACTTTTGGGCTGCTTCTCTTCCACTTGATATATTGAAAGAGCATGTAGCAACATACTGGAAAACTAAAGGACACAAGGTATTCATCCGTGGTATAGACGGTCGTAAGCTTATGACTAGGTCCGAGCATTCTCTTTTGAATGTGTTGTTCCAAAGCACAGGTGCTATCGTAATGAAGCGTCAAATGGTTATGTACATGCGTAAGCTTAAAGATCGCAATATGTATAGCAACCCTTTCAGGGAGTCTGAAATTCTGGCTTCTCAGATGATGCACTACCATGATGAGTGCCAGTGGCAGGTTAGTCCAAAGATTATAGATATGTACACCTTTGATACAAAGGAAGAGGCTGAATCTTTTGAAATAGAAGGTAAGGTTCTCAGTAACGTCAAGGAAAGAGGTGGTGTCTATACAAGGGGTTGGTCTGAGGTAGGTCAAGTGTTCTCAGAGACTATGGCCGAAGCTGGACAATATTATAAGTTCCGTGTTCCTTTGGCAGCAGACTACGACATTGGAGCAAATTGGAGTGAAACTCACTAATTATTAAATAAAGCTATCATGGGGTTGACTTTAATAAGTAACCCCTATAGTATACCTCACACAGTCACACAAAAGGAGAAAAGAAATGGCAGGAAGAGCAGGAAGAAACGGTGTAGCTCAGAAGAATTACTATGCAGCTTATCAAAGCAAGGCTGCAAAGAACCGAGCAGCAAAGCTTGAGCGTCACCAGAAGCGTCACCCAAACGATAAGCAGGGCGGTGGCACTAGCTATCGCAAGTCTCCTCCAAAGGAAGTCTCAGGGTGGCTTACAGAGGGTGTTGATTTTATCCTCACACCACGTCAAACAACTCCACTGACAACCAAAGGTAGTAACGGAAAGAAAGAGAGTGGTATTCCAGCTTGCGCTGAGAACCTTAAAGAAATGAGTAACTCTGATCGTAAGAAGTTCGCTGAGTTGTACGCACGAGTTCGTCGTATCCAAGCTCACAACGATGCTTACGGCAAAGTTAAGACAAAAGCAGCAGTTTAAATCCAATAGCAAAAGAGAGGAAGCATACTATGGCAGTACTGAAAGATGTAGCACTAGCTTACGTAAAGATTCAACAACCATCTCAGAAATTTGAGACGGAAGGCCCACAGAATACAGAGTGGACTGTTGATTGTGTTATCAGTGAGGCAGCAGCAGGGCGTTGGACTAAACAGTTCGTTAAGCAACCAGCAAAAGCGTTTACTAATGCAGAGTTCAAAAAGATTTACAAGTTTGATGTTCCATTCGCTGACCAAGACAAGCAGTTTGTTGTTAAGTTGAAGAAAGATACTCACTTCAAAGACTTTGAGACAAAGCAAATCGTACAGTGTGACCCTAAGTATCGCGCAAAGCTTTATGAAAACATTGGTGAGCGTGATGGTAAGCCTTTGCTGGCCGATATCACAAAGACAAAGCTGGTAAGCAACGGTTCTTCTGGTGTTGTTATGTACGACATTGTTACCAACAAGTATGGTACTTTTGCAAAGCTTAAGGCTGTTCGTGTTGACAACCTGACTGAATATCAATCTGGTTCAAGTGTTGATGAAATTGGTGAAGTTGTTGAAGACGCAGACTACTCTACGGAGAGCGACGAAGACTACTCAACTACTGGTAACAGCGAACCTGAAGGTGAAGATGAACCTCCATTTGATCCTGATGAAGAATCAGATTACTAAGAACTAATCAAGGGCGGGGGCTAGTTATGCTCCGCCTTTTTTTTATTAAGAGGTAACTCTATGAGTAAATATCAAAATATAATTAATGCTGTAGATGATTTGGTTTCAGACTTTATCTACGACAACAGGAAAGAAGATGAGGATTTACCGGAAGGTGCTATTGAGAAAGCGATAGCTAACGGTGACATAACAGAGTATGAAATCGTAGACAAATTTAAGCATTCTCTAAGGGCTGGTTTACAATGATTTTTGATACCGTAGCTATTGATGGTGATATTCTAGTCTATCGTGCTGCTTCTGTTGCTCAACACACTTACTACGATATCTTTGAGGATGGTGAGTTAATTGAGACTTTTAAATACTCTAAGGAAGCGAAGGGTTATGTAAAAGACCAGTCAGAATTCTTTATGGAAGCGGATAAACTTTACGAAATTCGCCCACGACTTGAGTACTTTACAGAAGAAGACGCGAAAGAATCTTTTGATTTCCAGATGAAATCAATTAAATCAAAACTTAAAGCTAAGAAATACAAGATCTATCTCACAGGCAAAGGCAACTATCGAGAAAAGATTGCAACAATTTTAAAATACAAAGGCAACAGAGATAACACAGAAAAACCGTATTGGTTTTATAATGTAAGGAAGTACGTAGAATCTTTAGGTGCCATTGTAATCCACGGTAACGAGGCTGACGATGCTTGTTCTGTTGTGGCATACAGGGGTTATCTAGAAAACAAAGACAACCCTACAACAGTCTGTGTGTCTGCTGATAAAGACTTACGGGATACTCCCGGTAATCACTTCAATCCAGACAAAGATGATGCTGTTGTTCTCATTACAATGGAGCAAGCCAACAAAAACTTTTATCAACAACTGTTGAAAGGCGACAAATCATCTGACAACATACCCGGATGCCAAGGTCTTTCTAAATTAATTGCAGAAAAGTATGGCACAAGAAAGATCGCGTCTATCGGAGAGAAAGGTGCAGAAGCATTACTTGATGATTGCGTTACTGAGTGGCAGCTATATGAACGATGCTATGAAGTTTATCTGGCGTGGTACAGTGAGCAAGAGGGTTGGGACTCTGAAACAGAAACCTATTCTTATAAATCTTGGGACGGTACAGATCAAGAGAAATTTATCTCAGAGCTTATGAAAGAGCAGGCTGACCTACTTCATATGCAACGCATTAAGGGGGATCGTTGGCATCCACCTGAGCCTGACAGTGCCTAAAGTATTAAAGATCGACTGTCCACTAGTCGTTCTGCTCCCTAGAAAAACTAAGGAGGATAAAAAATTCAGAGTAAATCTCAATTATACAAACAATGTACACTACCTTGAATATAATCAGGCGAAGAAACTTTTTAAAAAGTACGTAGAGGAAGAATTAAAAAGAACCCAACAAGACTCTGTAAAATTTCTAAAACCAATAGACGTTGTGATGAAGCTATACAAGGGGAGCAACAGGAGGTCAGATAAGCAGAATTTCATAGCAGCAAACGCTAAGTTTTGCTACGATGCTTTGACAGAGTTGGGGGTTCTCGTAGATGACAATGATTTCTATATTAAAACTGAAATTCTACAGGAAACTGAGGTTGACAAGCACAACCCTAGGGTTTCCTATTTATTCACAGAGAGGGCATAAGATATATGAAGCATTTAATTATTGCAGACACACAATGTAAACCAGATCAAGATTTTACACACCTCGAAGCACTGGGCAGGTACATCGTAGCAAAGAAGCCAGATGTTATTGTGCATATTGGCGACCACTTTGATATGCCGTCGCTATCTTCTTACGACAGGGGCAAGAAAGCCTTTGAGGGACGCCGTATTAAAGAGGACTTGGATGCTGGCTACAAGGGCATGGCTCTGATCACAGGGCCACTAGAGAAGCTCCAAGAGAGTCAGAGAAGAAACAAAAAGAAAGTGTATTCTCCACGTATGATCTTCTGCATGGGTAATCACGAAGATCGTATTGATAGATTCACCAACGACACCCCAGAGTTGCATGGATTTCTCGGAACAAAGTTGTTGAACCTAGAATCATATGGTTGGGAAGTATACGATTTCCTTCAACCAGTAATGGAAAACGGTATCTTCTACGTCCACTACCTTGCGAACCCAATGACAGGTAAGCCATACGGTGGCACAGCATTGAATGTTCTTAAAAATGTTGGGAGGTCTTTCGTTGTTGGACATAAACAGTGCCTTGACATTGCAATCAAACCCAGCATTGACGGTAAGATGCAGATTGGTATTGTAAATGGTGCCTTCTACCCTCATGATGAGGAATACAAAGGCCCACAAGGTAACAACCACTTTCGAGGCATCACTGTACTACATGATGTTAAGCAAGGTTTCGGAAACCCAATGATGGTAAGTCTAGACTATCTTGTTAAAAAGTACGCCTAAGTAGTTGACGATAAACACACAGAAGAGGTAAAATTTATGACAGTATACGAGAAAATCTTTTTATTCAACAACTTGATTGGCAACAAGGGCGTCAGACCTTTGAGTGAAGATTTCTGGGAACAGGTTGGCAATCAAAGCGACAGGATCGTAGAAGAGGCTGCTGAAACTTATAACGCAGTTGCTGATAAGGATCTCACAGAGCTTGTAGATGGTGTTGCAGACGTTATGGTCGTTGCTATTGGTCTCTACCAGAAACTACAGCTTTGTGGTGTAGATGTTAGTGATGCCTTGGAGAGAGTTTGTGACAACAACCTAACCAAGTTCCACGACACTCCTGAATATGCTAATGAGACTGTCAAGTTCTATGAAGAAGAAGGCGTTGCTACTTTTGTTCGTCTGACTACTATGGAAGATGGGGATGAATTCTATTCAGTAATCCGCGAAAGTGATAAAAAGCTACTGAAGCCTCACGACTTTGTAGGAGTAGACTTGTCCGATATCATTGAAATGACACAGCAACTCTCTGAGGTGGTAGAAGATGAACCCACTGAGGAATAAGATACTCTTACTTAACGCTCCCTCGGGGGCGGGTAAGGACACTATTGGCAAATGCCTTCAGGATACGTATGGTTGTGAGCTAAAAGCGTTTAAGACTGCACTCTACTGTAGTGCATATCCTTTCGCCAACTGTAATAACTATGGACAATTCATTCATTACTGCACTGATAGGACTTTAAAAGAAAAACGTTCCGGGTATTTCCGTGGAATGTCTCCTAGAGACTTCTTAATCTTTGTTAGTGAAGTTATGACTAAACCTAACTTTGGTAAAGACTTTTTTGGTAAGAAATCCGCAGACTCCATATCTATTGGAGACTTTGAACGTGGTGTTGTATTTACAGACTCAGGTTTTATTGAAGAAACTTTGCCGATAATTAACGAATTTAGTGGCAACAACATTTATATCATTCAGTTCACAGGGCAAGGTTTTAATGACTTCGAAGGGGATAGTCGAAACTTCATTGAACTAAGGGAAGCGCACACTATCAAGATGAGGCAGAAGAACGAAGACATTAAACCGGAAGTATTCACAAGACTTATTATGCAGGAGGTTATGAAGTATGGTTGATATACAAGGTAAGGGAGGTATTTCCGCAAAGATTATTGCTGATAGCGTAAGTGCTGCGGGTAAGCGTGTAACAACTTACGAACTGAACTATCCTCGCTTTGTTCACGCAGAGTTTATGACGCACAGGCTATTTAGCCGAAACGCTGCCAGTAGTCGTGCTATTCCAGTTCCAAAGATGATTGACAATATTAAAGCAAACACAGCGATGC